CAGAAACGGAGAACCGAAATGAGTATTAGCGCATCAGCAGTGTTAGTGGAGTTGAACATCAGTGTGTGGCCTGCTAGTAAGGTAGACCGAGAGATCACCGACAAGGTGAACACCGACGCAGGGGCGGTGCGTGGGGCATCGCAGACCAAGAAGAATCTGTTTGCGGGTACGAGCCTACGCAAAGACATCGAGAAGTTTGCAGCACGGGCGCGGCTGTATCACAACCAGCACACGCTGCCGTGGGCCGACAAGGGCGAGAGGCTGCTGCCGACCAAGTTGTTCATGGACTACAAGACCACGATGAACAACTTTGAGAATACGTTCAACCTCATGTGCAACAACTTCTTTATTGAGTACCCGCGTCTGGTTGCGGAAGCACCCACTGCGCTGAAAGGACTGTACAAGGCCGAGGACTACCCAGAGCTTGAGGAGGTCAAGCACAAGTTTGGGTTTCGCCGCACGGTCAAGCCTGTGCCCGAGGCGGGGGACTTCCGACTTGACGTGCCTAGCGAGGACATGAGGGAACTGGTGGTGATGTTTGAGTCGCAGCAGCGCGAAAAATTGGCTGAAGCATGCCGTGAGCCGTGGGAAAGGCTGCATGCCGAGTTGGAGGCCATCTCCAAGAAACTGACCGATGTGGAAGGCGACGATGGGAAGAAGCGTTACCACGACACACTTATCAGTAACCCGCTGGAGTTGTGCTCACTGCTCACCAAGCTCAACATCACCAACGACCCGAAGCTGGAGGAGGCACGGCGTCAGCTTGAGCTAACAATGTTAGGTGCAGACATGGAGGGCATCAAAGAGGATGCCGACTGCCGCAAGCAGTTGAAATCGAAGGTAGATGACATTTTGAACAAGTTCAATTTCTAAGGAGCGAAGATGACGACAACAACCCTGAGTATGCTCACGCTGGACAGCGTGGTGCTGAACAATGAATTGGTAGCAGAAGGCCACAAGCGTGGCGTTACATTGTCTAAAGCAGACCTAAGGACACCCCGAGCCAAGTTCGATGAACTGTTTGTAAAACTTTCCACGCTCAAGCCCATGTGGAAGTTTCAGATATACGACCTTACTTACGACCACAAGACCATTGAGGGTGTCAAGATACTTTGCCAAGGCGAGGTGTTGGGTATCGTCAAGTGGGGCTGGTTTCGCAACGAGTATGGGTTCATGGTTGGCAATGAGCGAATCAGCGCGTCAAAACAGCGCAGGAGTGTGTACTGCACTCACGACATGGCAAAAGCCCTGGCGGCGATCAAGAAACACTTTGCCCCAAAGAACATCAATGAGCGGTTTGGCAAGGCGCAAGAAGAAGCACTCAACCTGTTGAACCGACAGGGACGGGATAAAGAACACAAGGCCCGTCAACTCCACGCATCACTGCGCGATCTTGCGTTTGTCTTTGCTACCAATGTTAGGGAGCAGTTTGTTGGATTCTTGGAGCAGTTAGGGAAGCAGCACCTACTACCTGAGTTTGAGCAGCGTACTGCCGAGATGCTCACGCTGGAGCGTGCAAGGAAGGCGTTTGATTCTCAGGACTGTGCGATTGTGTTGCGCGTAGATGCACAGTACATTGTCAAAGTACGTGACAAGGTTGAGATTTTTGATGATACTACGCTCCCCGCGTGGATGAGAGGCAAGCTCGGCATGCTCAAGTTGGTAGAGGACGAGAACGTCATCTCAGACGTAGGGTGTAGAGTGAACCCTGAATGTTTTGTTTTGTTGTTAGATGCAGAGACACAAGGAGAAGGCAAATGAACGAACTGAACGCAAAGAGAACTGACCCGTGGATACCGATTGGGCATCCTGACTTCGTGTGGACATCAGGTGCTGATGTGCAGGCCACATGGCGTAAGTACGGGTGGACCCCGCCGAGCGAGAAGCGGCCCCCTGTTGCGGTGGAGAACAGAGAGCCTGAGTGGGTGACGATGCGGAGGGTGAAATGACCGAAGAACAACGCTGGCCCGAGCCTGCCTATCTGACCAAAGATCATGCCATCAACATGACGCTGCGGGATTACTTTGCTGCAAAGGTGATGCAGAGCATCATTGCGATGGAGGGCGCACATCCAGCTACGGCTGCCGGGATTGCGTATACCTGCGCCGACGCAATGCTCAAGGAGAGGGGAAAGAAATGACCAAGCCCCACAGTGAGGCCAAAAAACAATACTGGGAACTCCCGGTAGAGGAATTGCCTGATTACATTGTTGAGAGTTGGGCCACTGACGATGAGCTAGACGTTGGTGACGCTCTGCATCGGTACTACGAGGAGACCCGTTGTCCGAGAGAGTGGACAGAAATCAATGCGCTCACCATAGACCTATGGAACAGAATGTTCCAAGAAAATATTGAGCCCGACTCACCGGCGTATGGCGTGATTGTCAGCGGGATTGCTGCTTCGGCTGGCGCTGTGTGGCATACGGTGGCCGATGCGTTTGGGCTGGATGCCGGAACCGTTGAGACGGTGCTCGATGATTGGTACGAAGTTGAGCCGGGTGAGCCAGTCCCGCCACCGATTACATGGGGTGAGTTCATGCGGCGGTACAGAAAAGAAGAGGCCGAGTGGGCTGCTCTTCAGGCGGAGTGGGCGGCCCGCAAGGAGAAGTCATGAGCAAGTCACGCACTGATGCGAAGCGCATTACTGTGCCAGTGACAAAGGACATCGACCTGATCCGCGAGCGCATCAAACGCGACACCGGCATCGACATGACCTACGTGCAGATTTTTAATTTCCTGATCCACTTCTACGTCCAGCGTGCGAGTGAACCTAAGAGCAGATGGAGGGCTTTGGAATGAAAGATGACGACGACACCCTGTGCTACCGCTCAGAGCTTGAGGCGGCGGTGAAGGCCGAGCGCGAGGCAACTGCCAAACGCTGCGCTGAGATCGCCGACGAAGCCGAGCCGTACCAAGCAGCCGATCTCATCCGCAAGGCGTTCGGGGTGGACAAATGAACATTGGGCCAGACGGCGCTGAGATTGACTTCGCAAAAGACTTTGAGGTCTACGGCGAGTGGATCAAATTCACAGACGGTGAAGGCTCAACAGTGAAGATCACGCCGAGTGTGGTTGCAGCCCTCATGGTTTTTGCAGTCAATCACGTTAACAATTTTGAAGAAGGAGCATGGGAGTGAAGTGCCCACTGTGCGGAGCCCCAAGTGATGTCAAATCAACCAAGTACATCGACGGCGTACCCATCAGACGCCGACACTGTTACAACGAACACAGCTTCAACACCAAAGAAGTTGCGACAACCACGCCAAAGCCAAAACGTGGACTACGCAAGAGCGTGGCCGTTCACGAGAGTGGACCCAAGGCTGCTTGAACGTGCGCATAGGCAAGCGACAAAACCCCAACCCCAACCTTTTGAGGAGGCACCATTTTGACTACAGGAATCGAAGAACTCAAACCGATCAAGAAACGCAAGGGGCGCGGACCCGGTAAGAAACCCGCGCTCTTTTGCACGAGCTTGCGTCTACCGAAGGATGTGATGGAGTACTTCAACACACACTTCGCCACGACAAAGCAGGCCAAGATGAGAGAAATCCTTACCGACTACGTCAACAGCCAAACACAGGAGAAATGAGCATGGCTAAGAAATCACTCGCAGCAAAAATTCGCGCACACATCACAAAGCACCCAGGCGACATAGCCTCTGAGGTAGCAAACAAGTTCAACACCAGCATTAAGTACGTCTACGTCCTTAAATCGCAGATGAATAAAGCGAAGCGGGATGCTGAGCAAAAAGAGCTTGCCTACCAAGCAGGCAAAGGGCGTGACCGAGCCGCATGGCAAACCATCGCGGTGGTGTCTTCATCCGAGCCACTGCCACTACCTATCACAACGGAAGAACCCGCAGCCGACCCGGTCAATCATCCAGCGCACTACAAGGTCGGTGGCATCGAGACCATCGACTTCATTGAGGCCAAGGCGCTTGGATATCACTTGGGCAACGTGGTCAAGTACATCACTCGTGCCGATCACAAGAGCAACCGCAAGCAGGACTTGGAGAAGGCCCGTTGGTATCTTGACCGAGCGATTGAACGCGCCTAACATTGTTAGGTAGTTTCCCTAAGCCGCCTCCGGGCGGCTTTTTTGCGTCTGGCCCTTGACAAAGTAAAAGAGCCTGCTACACTGACCCTCCTGAAATCAACTGGAGCGTTAGATGGCATTCGGCAATAACCCAGCAACGGTGGACAGCAACCACCACGGTCATTTGGACTGCCCCTGCGGGGGTGGTGGCAACTTGCACCAAGGCAACGTCACGATCTTCATGCGTAAAGAAGACGGACGCACCACCACCGTCATTGCACAGGACGGCACCACCGCTCAAACCTGTGACTTCCCGAGCGAAGATACTTGCAACCCCAGCCCCCGCCGCAGTGGCATGCTCATCGAGTTTGATTGTGAGCAGTGCCCAGAAAATAAGCTCCAGTTGGCGATCTTTCAGCACAAGGGCGATACCTTTGTGGAGTGGGTCTGATGGCTACGACCCC